ACACCATTATTTGTTGGAAGAACTGCAAGACCATTTTGGACTGTAATAGTTTCTTCTGTTTCAGATAGAAGTTCTGCAATAACTTCTTCTCCGGTCACAATTCGTAGCAGTTTTACATCAATCATTTTAATCTACCTCAACTAAACTCACATTCAACCATAATTTCGGTTAAACAAGCAAGCATATTTATCTCCTGATCCGCGACGAATGCCGACTGATACTGATACTTAGCAAGCACGAGCACAGCAGCAGGAACGCTATTGTTTTCAAGGGAAACATAAAGAGCATCGTAAATACGACGCAAAAGTACAGTAGTATCATTATCCATGTTAGATACCACCCACTTCCGAACTTCCGGGAAGTTCTTCTCTTTGAGATTTTTGAGGAGATCATTTACGGCAACATCAGAAAAAGTAGCAAGGATACCAGCATCAATCTTTCCACTTACAGAATAACGCTGGCACTCATTCAAGACACGACGCCAATCAGGGAAGTGCTTGTTGATTAATTCTACCAGGACCTTGTTATCATATTCAACACCTTCTGCACCCAAGATTTCTTGGATTCTTTTGAAGAACTGAGCAGCAATTGTTTGTCTATCTTTTCCTTTGATTCCAAATTCAACGACGGCACATCTTGAGTGGAGTGGTTCGACAATTCGGTTTTTAAAGTTACATGTAAAGATGAACCTGCAATTACTACTAAACTCCTCAATAAACGCCCGTAAGAGGAGTTGTACGTCGTTCGTTGTGTTATCTGCCTCATCAATGATGATGACTTTGTGTTTTGCAGTTGCTTGAAGTGATACGGTCGAAGCAAAGTTTTTCGCATTGTTTCTGACAGTATCAAGGAAGCGTCCCTCATCCGATCCATTGATGACATAATAGTCTACTCCCAGTTGATTACACAGTGCCTTTGCTACCGTTGTTTTGCCGCACCCCGCAGGACCTGCGAGAAGCATGTTAGGTATCTCACCTTTATCTAGGAACTTTTGAAATGTTTCTTTGGTATTCTCAGGAAGAATACATTCTTCAATTGTTTTGGGTCGGTATTTTTCAACCCAAAGGAATTCATTACGCATAATCAAAAAAGTAATTTACTAAAACTAATCGCTAGAAGGAATCCTAGCATAATAACAACATCCCAAGATTTTGTCCTTATAAAGTAAGGAACTGAAATCATGTCAGCAACAAAGTGCAAAAAAACTCCGAGAGTTATATTAATGTGAAGAACAACAAAGTATGCAGTAATCACTAGGATACTACCAGTTATTCTCATTGGGACATCAACTTTAGTCATTTCAAAGGTCGAGTAAAAATTTCGGATACAATGTCTGTTGCACCCATTGCTTCATACATGTATGTGGCACCAGATCGTGGATTTGTATGCTCACCACAGGTAAACACATCACATACTGCCATACCATTCTCCGGCCATGTATGAATACTAATGTGAGACTCGGCAAGAAGTGCTATGGCAGTTACTCCATGAGGATCAAACTTATGAGATGAAATATTCAGCAATGTGCTTTCGGCAAGATTTGATGCATTTGCCAACACATTGCGAATGTGTGCTTCATCATCTAGTAATCCATATGGACATCCCTTAAGGGTGAAGAGAATGTGTATCATTTATATCCAATCCGGTTTTCTGGATGGGATGCGAAGATAATTATCCTTTACCCATGGTTTAGATGCAATATACATCTTGTAAGCAGTGAAAATATCAATGCTAGTATCATACTTGAATTCATCAGGTCCCGCAAATACAAAGGGTGTTGTATCCTTTCCACTGCGACCTTGCGGATCTGCGGTAGGAAGTATCTCCTTTGCTGCTAGAAGAGTCTTCTGACATGTATGAACCTTACCATAACGAGCAGTGTACTCTTCACACATAGCAAGTCCATGAGCAAGTAACCACTGCCAATTGGTCACAAATTCATTCGCCCATTTAGTACAGGGATGATTGCGAAATGCACCCTTCTCAGTAGCATAGGCACTGCCATCTGCTCTAGGAAGAGTGCCAAAGTTATGACCCCATTTGTCAGAGCATACAATAGCAAGCATCTGACAGGTCTCCAAAGGCATCTTGACAATATGCTTGTCAGGGAGGACCCTAGCACACTCCCAGGGGTCAGGAGAAGTAACAAAGATGTTCATATCACTCGAAAGTAGAATCAGGTTCCAGAGCAATATAATAAGTCAGATCATGATTTTTAGAGGTGAATCGTGACAAAAGTTTTTGCGAGACAACCACATCATAGGTTCCTGGAAGAATCTTGATGTTCTCCACTTTAAAGTTGAATGCGAATTCAGAACTAGTTTCTCCGACAACAATATTAAAGTTGTTAGAAGTATCGTTCTTCTTATCACGAACAACCAAAGTCACTTTACCATTCCTACCAATCGCAGAAAAATCAGGTAGTTGATTGATGGCAGCTGCTTTAAGCAGTTTGTCTAGTTGTTCTGTGCTCAGTTCAAAACAAACATCTTCAGTGGGAAGAGTAATTTCCTTATCGGGAGGAGTAACAATTACATTTGGATCGGCAAAGAAAAAGGTTTGTTTAGACTTACCTTCACTAATAACAACATAACCATTATCAGTAAAATCCAATTCAGGATTTCTGAAAAGACTGTTATTTACATTGAGAAATTGATTGAGGTCATAGAGTGCAAAGTCTGAAGGAAAATCTTCATCAAGATTTGCTTCTGCCAAAATGTTCTTGGCAACAGAAATTGTGCGAAGACGATTACCTCTCTTTACAAGAATTGAGTTGTTAATTCCTGCAAAGTTTCTCAGGATGGACAGAGTTGAATCACTTAGTTTCATAGTGCGTTCGCGTAATTTCATGGTCATTGATTGTAATTCTCTTTCTCAGCATTCTTATCATTGAAGTGCATCAGAAGAACAGCATAATGCAGAATCTTCATAATGTCACGTCGGGCGGTGCCTTTCCTATCATAACGAGAAGCATACTTGAGAATATTAGATCGGCAAAATGCTTCACCATCACCACATGCTTCAATCAGATCAAGTGTTTGAATCCTGTCATCACCAGCAGAATAATGCTGATCATATGTTCTAACAATATAGTCAGTTAGTTCCTTAAGAATTTTTTCTTCACTATACTTATATCGACTATTACTATTTTTAGACATATTTAAAGAAATGTGGTCATCACCTTCGGCACCTCGAAGGTGAGTACCTATGTTCAAAGTGTTTTCATCCATTTTCAAAATTTCATCATAGAGCATGGACCAAGAATTAGTCATAATTTATTATATCAAATATTTGCTCCGCCGTCAATCACATAAATGCGATCGGTTTCTGCAGGCATTTCAAAATCAGCATCCACTTTATCATACAATTCTAGGAATGCCTGTTTGGTTTCATCATCAAAACGATTCACACAAACTTGAATTGCTTTTTCCTTCTTACCGAAGATTGAATATGCATGGATAATGTGAACCAATCTACGAGTACTGATAATTTCTTCAATACCACCATCATAGAAAGTCTTACGAATAATGTCAGCCCAATCTACGAGTCTCCTACAGAAGTCTTCATCGTGCTTACCAACAGAAGCAGCAACACCTAAAAGAATCTTTACCTCATTAGAAGGAGTAGGATACTCCTGCTCAAAAGTCACAGGGAATCGCTCAAGGAATGCTTCATTGAGCACGTTAGTTCCAATGAATCGTCCGTCGTCGCTACCTTTACCTTTAGTGTTTGCGGTTGCGATGACGTTGAAACCTGCACTGGGACGGACAAACTGCCCAATTTTCTTGAGAAAGACTCCATTTCCTTCAAGGATAGACTGAAGACAGAGAATTTTATTAGAGGCAAGGTCGATCTCGTCAAGGAGCAGGATAGCTCCTCGCTGGAGTGCTTCAATGACCGGGCCATTGTGCCAGACGGTTGCACCATTAACAAGGCGAAAACCGCCAATAAGATCGTCTTCATCAGTTTCAATAGTAATGTTTACGCGGATAAGTTCTCGTTTTGTTTGAGCACATGCTTGCTCCACCGAAAGAGTTTTACCATTACCCGAGAGTCCAGTAATAAATGTCGGATAAAAAAGATTGGACTGAATAATTTTTTTAATATCACTAAAGTTACCAAACTGGACGAAAGTATCATCTTTCCGAGGAATAAGGTTTTGTTCAATGGCAGGCAATGCTGCAGGAGAACTGTAAGATACTTCCAATTCATCCACGGTTTCTTTTGTCAATTCAAGATTCCATTTACCACGACCAACTTTACACTCAGAAAGTTTTTTAGTTACAGTTTGATAATTAGAATCATTCATCATACACCATGCACGAATGTCGGCAGAGGTTACAGACTCACCATACAAATTTTGAAGAGAGGTACGAATGTAGTCGGTGGTCAGAGACATTGGTTGTTTTGTTTGACTGAAGTTATTATAGTCGAAAATTGCTTTGAATTTCATTTGACAGACACTTAATTAAGTGTCTATGGTTATGCCACCAAAGAAATAAACTCACCAAGAATCTTCTTATTCATTTTTTTGGAGTTGAGAGATTTTGCAAACGCACTCTTAATCTGAGTTTTGGTTGCGTCTTCATTCACTTCAAATTCATCATCACTATTTAAGGCAGAAGATGATAAACCAAAATAACTGTGATATCCAGAAGTTTTAATTGTAAAAGATTTTCTTTTTTTCCATACACTTTCTAGTTTACGAAATTCCTCAGAATAAAATTTATAGTACTTACGCATAAACGATTTGGCATCACGGGATTGAAGAATACGAATACCGATGAAATTTATATCAACAAAATTATCCCTTAGGTTGCGAAGAAGAACATCAGTCATTTCGTCCCATTCATCACTGAAGGTATATGTATTTCCAGTTCCCCTATCTCTCAAAACGCACCTATGTCCAATAGTACCAGTCCCAAGAAAAGGACCATCGACATATCCGCGATCAATCTGACGATGATATCTTAAAGAACATCCCTCTCCATCAGTCAAAACGACACACTGAACTTTTTGAAGTTTATGCTCTTCTTTAAATTTTGGTAGGATTTGATGGAGAGAAATCATTGCCTCATTCAAGGGAGTTCCAGAGAGTCCCAAACCAACAGGAGCTCTAAAAGAACAATGATAATCATGACTATATGCAATTCTGAAAATATTTTTCATTTGCTCATCTAGAACTTTTCCATTTACCTTACTGGTAAGAAAATTCATCATAGAAAACCATTCAGGAACATAAACAAGACCAGGTTTTTTCTCATAAGAAATTTCCCTATGACCTGTTACCTCATCCATTAAAGGATAATCATTAGTGAATGCATACACTTCAAATGGAATATTTACTTTCTTACAAAACCAAACCAGATTAAAAAGTTGTTTCATAGTATCAAGTAAAACATTACCCATAGAACCACTCCAATCCAGAACAAATACCAGACCATGATTTTTACCATCGGGAATGGTAGTAATTTTTTTAAAGAGGTCTTCGTTATATTTGTAGGTATGAAGTTTAGAGCAATCTAAAATGCCAGTGCGAGATGTAGAAGCACGAGAATAAGCATCTGCTGCTTTCTTACATTCAAACTCCTTTACCAAATAACTAACTTCTTTCTGAGCAGAACGTTTGAATTTAGAATATTGTTGATCGACCTTAGAAATACTGAAACTTAATGGAAATGATTTTCCATATTCATTCTCGTTTTCCGCATAAGATTTCCAGTTCTCTGCACAAAGTTCATGAATCTTAGAATTGGGAACGACAACTTTTTTTAAGTCAAGTTTAGGAAACTCCAAATAGACATTTTCAAATCCACTATGATCTATGAGTTGTTTAAGTGCATCTTCTAGATTAGTTGCAGTAGAGACTTCTGGTTCATCATTCAAAGTTTCATTACCAACATCTCCCCCCTTCTGCTCATATGAAGGAGTTTCTAAGTCTGCCGAATCTCCTTCTTCGGAATCTCCGGATTCAGATTCTTCAGTAGAATCTCCATCATCAGATTGTTGACCATTTTGATTATCAATATTAGTATCTTGTTCTTTTTCTTGTTCTTTTTTACAAAATTTATACAGAACCTCTGCTGCAAATAGAGTATCATCAAAATCCTCACAACCATCAATTATGCGAATGATT